ATTTCCCATTCCATGATAGTAGTTACATCCACAACAATCATCACATTCTACCATCTCGTTCTGATCAGGGCAATACACCATCTTTGTTACGTCTATTTCTTCCATACCAATCCATACGTGTTCAAACCTTATATACTTATTGGTTCGGGTTTTTGCAGGTTCGGTCCACTTTCCACAATGCCCCGTTTACCCCCAATACCTCCGCGAGTTTTCGGGTTTTTGTTGGTTTGTGAGTAATTGTTCGTGGTTTTGAAAGAAAGCGTTCTATGACCGTTCCAGTGGCAATATGCGCGTTTTGAAAAATGGATGAGACCACCGTTTCCATTGGAAAACAATTATTTCTTTTTTCTCAATCTAAATAATTCTTTTGCTTTTTCTATATCTTCTTCGAGTGCATTCTGCTTTTCTAACATTTTATACGTTATTATTTTCAACACCCGTATATATTTTCCATCTGCTTTTACAATTATAGAATGCACTTTATCCCAACAACGAGATTCGTAAATTGCATCGTCTACATTTGTTGCATTGCCACCGAGATCATTTATAACTTGTATAGATTTCCTTCTAGCATACTCATTTGTAGAATTAAGAGCAAGATACGTTGTTACATCACTAACCAAATTCCATTCAAGTGTTTTTGGCCCATATGTATGTTCAACAAGATCAAAAATCAACTCTAATGAATCTGGAGATTCGTCTTTATAATGACGATATGCTCTAACATCTTTAACAAGAAGTTTTTTATTTAACCAATCTTTTTGCAAATAAGCCTCGCGTTTCTCTTCCAATTCTAAACGTTGTTCTTCTTTTATTAATTCCAATTCTCGTTGTTTTTTACGTTCTACTTCCAACACTTTTTGTTGTCTCTTCCTTTCACGATTTTGTTTTCTCCCTTTACGCAATTTTGATTTTAATTTTTTACGTCTCTCATATCTATCTGATATCCACGCAGATTTTTTTAATCTGTCTTTTTCCATTTCTTCAGAATATAAATTCCATATTATATTATCGTAAAACAAAAACATATTTTGAATATCATTCCAATATCCACGTGTGAGTTCATAATAATTTATATTGTAAGAATTTATAAATTTTTTAATAAAGTCTTCTTTAGAAATAGACCCGCCTAACAATGAATCAGATTTCAAACTACCATCACACATATCTATAAAAATTGGAATATTGAAATGAGATTGTTCTTTCCAAGTTTTATTATTAGATATATCTTTATGTAATACCCATACCATTCTTTTATAAACCGATTCACGATCAAATCTTTCTGATAGCGGCATTGGAGATTTTTGAATTTCTATTATGATACCGTGTAAAGGTTTTAAATCTGCAACTTTATACGAAGACCCATCTTTCTTCCACGTGGGAACTTCTATATTTATACCGGGTTTTGGATCATTTATTTTTAATTGTCAATCATAATGCCACTCGGATTTCTTATCATGATATTTATCATTACATAACGAATTGTTATTTTTATGTGCGAAATGATATGATACATATATACCACATTTAGGAATTACCATTTCTTTACACGTTGGGCAAATACATTTTAATCCCTTTGATGCCACAACGAGTTTATTTAATTTTGGATCTAATGCGTATAACATATCATTCCTCGAATACGTATTAATGTTTGTTTTATTAGTATATAAATCTTTCTAAAAATACCCAATATTTTATTTACGCGCGTTCTAATTAATTCCCATACTTCCATAACTTACATAACTTACATAACTTCCATAACTTCACATAACCTATCTATTTACTTCTATATTACCTCTATAAAAAATAAGGGTATAGGAACTAAAAGAAGGTGTGGAGGTAATGGAAGTAATGGAAGTTATGGAAGTTATTCAACCAAACGCGCGTCCAAACTAAAAATTAATATAGTTAAATTAACTATATTAACATGATAAAAAATAATTTCTTGTTTACTTAACCAACTCAAAAATAGTTTTATAATCATTTAACCAATAAAAAATTTTTATATTTTCTTTAAACAATATGTTGTCGTACTTTTATTTGCTCCGGGTGCTGTATGATAATATACTTCTATTTCATTGCTTTCAATCATCGTATTTATAACTTTATCCAGATCTTCTTTTAATATACGAACACTTCTAATTAATTTGGCTTTATCGATAGACCCACCATTTTTTTGTATCGCTCTTTTAACAGAAGTTATATTATTTCTAACATTTTCTTCATTGGCCCTATCTAATACATATACTGTGCGCGGAAAAAGATATTTCTCTGTAATAGTTAGTGCTTCATCGACCCATTTTTCTGGAATATTAATTTTTATAGGATATTCTTTATCAAATATTTCTTTTTGAAATTCCTTATCGTATATCGAAAGTATCATTGCTATTTTATATGCATGAATAAACGATCTCTGAATGGCAATTCGTTTGTTAACTTCATCGGGGCCACAAAATTCATTTGTTTTTGAAACCTTCCATTGTTCAATTTTTTTACTCACGTAGAATGATATGCTATCATGTTTCAAACATCTTAATTTTTCAGCAACATATGCTATTTCAGCAGATAACAAATCAATTTCTTTTTCTTGTTCTTCTGTAATATCTACATTTTCGGTGACGGCTCCTCCTTCTTCTAATGGGAACATAACCCTTGGTAAAAATCCACCTTCCAAATATTCAGAATTGGCAAGTCGATCAAACTGATCTGTGGTCATTGCAAATAAACATGATAAGAATGGTGTTTTGCATACCCATTCAAATACAGCGTCGTCTTTTTTTGCTGATGCGCGGGATAATCTACTAGATACAGAAGACCCATCATATATTTTACACAATTGTGGAAGTATAGGAGCATTATATTTTTCTACTCCTTTGAAGAACGCTTGGCATTCATCGTATTCCCAATACATATTACTATTATGTGATAAATCTTGTACTAGTCTTGGTTCTGAAATTTTATCGGTTGTTACAATAATTTTATTTTCTTGGTTTACACCATATGGAGAAGAAATAATTATATTAAGAAATCTTCGTGCCATTTCCATCGCATACGATTTCCCCGATATAGACGAAGTTCCGAGTAACATGCAATATACATTTGGATATATATCATTAAGCCCAACTTTTGTTTTTACCGTTCTTCCGAGTGCCATAGAAAGAACTGTGAGTAATGTGAAATAATGAAATGTGACACGAGAATATGAAATTTCCGATCCTATTTCCATCCACTTTTTAAATAAAGGATGATTTGTTTGTGGGAATTCGGGAAGTAGATTTATTATCGAAGCTTCTTTAATTGCTTCTTTTACTTTTTCATTTGCATCATCTGATTTTTCCTGATATGTTTCTACTATTTTATTTACTTTTTTAGTATTATTTTTGGTAGGTGTATTTAAAAACTGCTTCGAAATCTCCTTCCCCTCTTCAACACTACCATCATTCTTTGGTTCATAATGAACACGACAATCACGTATGGCTTTTTGAATAGTCATCGATTTTAAATACGTCTTGTGGTTATCCCATTTCGCGCGCTTTAATCCAGATTGTCGCATAAGCCGTTCAATCTGATTGGCATCGGTAGAATAAAATGCAAGCATCGAAGCGAGTGCCATATCTGCTGCACTATCATCATCGTTATATTCAGATTTAGATCCGCTCCATAAATTATTAAATTTATGTGCGTTTGATGCACGAGATGCGATTTTTAAAATATCTTCGTCCGATAGACATGTGGACATTGGGACGAATGGAATTATATCTTGTGGTTTATCAGATATTTCTAATATTGGATTGCATACTTTACGAATGATATCTACAGGATATTCTATTATATCTAAAGGACAACCATTCCATTTCATTCCGGTTATGGTAAAATATCTTTGCTTCGAATAGATTTCCAATCCATTTTTCTTTTTTCCAAAATGTTCTTTTCCTTCTGGAAACTCTTTTGTTGGCTCATCTCTCCAATAATATGGGTGTTCTTTGCACTTTATAAAAATATGTAGACCGCCACCACTAGGAGATATTTCGGTATAGCTTTTTAATGTCGATATTACATTTGTAAATTCATGTTTAATAGTCCCGTCTAAATTAAAGCAATAATCTAGATCAATACCAACTATTCCATTACCATCAAATACAAACCCAATTCCCTTTTCTTTCGAAGATATAATATTACAAACATCATTAAAATTTCTCCAATCCTGTGGGTTTGTAGCTGCTGCTCTAATACCTGTTCTTGAATATGGAACCTTTGTTGGTTTCCCATCGCGCGTTTCTAATTTCCACCCCACCCAGTTTGGAAGCGATTTGAGTTCTTGTGGAACTGTTTCATACATTTAATCACCCGGTTTCTTTTCAAGATAGTCAGACAACTTCTTAACAGTCTCATAAGATACATTTCCGGCATGACCGCGCGCAATTTTCCATACCGTTTGATAATTCACCTCCGCGCCTTCAGATACACGTTTCCAATTCCTGTCACCGAGTGCGAGTATAATTTGTTCCAATGTCAACATGATAACATCTTATGTTTTAATAGTATATAAATGTTTGCGAAAGAGATTGTAGTGGTATCAAAATATATAAATAGTAGTAGAGATAATATATTTATATGACTGAAATAAAAGCAATTTCTACTAAATATAAGGGATATAATTTTAGAAGTAGATTGGAAGCTAGATGGGCGGTATTTTTTGATATTGTTGGTTTGAATTGGGAATATGAAATAGAAGGATATGACCTTGGAGAAATGGGTTATTATCTTCCAGATTTTATTATAACATCTCCATATAATCATAAATATGTATATGAAATAAAACCACGCGGTTCGAATGAAGGACAAGAAAAATTGCAGATGTTGCTTAAAAATAATACATTGTTTAATGGAGGTTGTGTATTAAATGGAGATCCCGTTGATGCTATATTAAAACATATTTTAAATGGAGAACTTGTTGTTTGCCCGAGATGTGGTTATATAAGTTATGAATATGGTTCAAATGATTATTTATATTGTAATATTTGTGATTTTGAAACACCAAGTGGGGGTGGTCATCCAGAAGAACCGAGTATATTATTCAAAGGAATAAAATTTTATCCACATAAAGGAGATATTTGTTTATATGATGAAAGTTTAGAAAAATTCAATATGTTACTAATGAATGCAGCCTACAAAGCCCGTTCCGCGCGTTTCGAACACGGTGAATCCGGCGCAACATAGAAAACTATATAATGAATGGACGCGTATATGGTAGTGATTAAAATGGGATATCTTGAAATTACAGTGGGTATAATTTTTATAATACTATCTATCGGTGGTTTTATATTAGAACGTTCACTTTATAATACAGATTGGACTTTTCCACTTATTTTTATGTTTCCAGTATTTGTTTTAGGTTTGATATTTATTGCATTTGAAGAACGTCTTTAACGACAAACACTTTATTTTCACTCCACCAACCAAAACTATAAATAGAAATAGAACGTATACTATTATGCGATATGGCGTGTTGCACGCCCGACCGCTATGAACCGACAAACGAACAAAACGAACTGGAGAACTATTTGTGATTGATTTAAATAAGATTTCTAAAGCCGCTCCTCCTAAAAAGCCACGGACTATTATCTATGGTCCGGAAGGTATTGGTAAATCCACATTTGGAAATATGGCACCGGGTCGTATTTTCATTCTTACGGAAGACGGGCTTGGAGATATTGATGCCCCAGCAATTCCGCAGGATGAGAATGGGAACCCCCGTGCTGCAAATTCATTTGATGAAGTAATGGAATGTATTCAGACACTTGCAACTACAGATCATGAATATGAAACTGTTGTAATCGATACACTTGACTGGCTCGAACCGCTTATTTGGAAAGCCACTTGTAAGCGTCTTAAAGTGGAATCCATAGAGGAACCGGGATATGGTCGTGGATATGTAGAAACGATGCATGAGTGGCAGGAATTCTTTGATGCTGTAACATATTTGCGTGACACCAAAGATATGAATGTGATTATGATCGCACATTCCACCGTTTCGAAGATTGAAGACCCGATGCGTCCTTCATACGATAAGTATGGTCTTAAACTTCACAAGCGCGCGGCTGCAAAAGCAGCAGAATATGCAGACGTGATTGGATTTTGTGAACTTAAGATACACACGCGCAGTGAAAAATCCGGATTTGATAAAACACGCAATATTGCTGTTTCAACAGAGGAAAGAATTTTGCGCGTTTCCCCCAGTGCTGGATGCGTAGCAAAGAAACGTTACCGCGATATGCCCGATGAAATGCCACTGGATTATACTGAATTTGAAAAGTATATTCCGGGTGGAAGGAAAGAACAGAAAGAGGAATAAACATGGGATTCTTGGATGATGTTAAAAAACATATGGAAGATGAGTATTCCGATACATATCCAATAAAAGAAAAACCTATACCTATGAAAACATTTGCAATTCACATTCCCGAGCAGACATTTTATACTACTGCTCACGACTTAAAAGAAGCGGAAGAAATTGCAATGTATGAATATGCAAATTTACATGATGATATAAAGGAGACGAAAGAAAATGACTGAATTAAACTTTGATGCGAATTCTATTGAGCCAGCGACGGGACGATTTGAACTTTTGCCAGTGGACGACTATCTTGCGGTTATTAGCGAGAGCGCAATGGCAGATAATAAGAAAACACAGGGCAAGCATTTGTCCCTTACATGGACTGTTATCGAAGGAGACTATAAAGACCGCAAGGTGTTTTCAAATCTGAATCTCGTAAACGAGAATGCCCAAACTGTAGAAATTGCACAGAGGGAACTTTCTGCAATTTGTCGCGCGACGGGTGTTCTTCATCCGAAAGATTCAAGCGAACTTCACGACAAGCCCGTTGTAATTTCCGTGGGCATTCGTAAGGGAAGCAACGGGTATGAGGATTCAAATGTCATCCGCAAATTTTCTCGCGTTGATGGGAAAGAACTTGGGGATGTTACGGATGCAACCGCGCCGGTTAAGGGTGCTGGTGCTCCGGCGAAGGCAAAAAAGCCTTGGCAGAAGTAAAAAATTTTTAACCTCTTTTTTGGTTCGTTGTTCCGACGAGAGGTGTATATAAATATGGGAGGGTAAATGGCACTACTACCAATTCAACACACACCAACAATAGAACTACTATATAAAGGTTACGCTGATCGTGCACAAGACTTTCGCCGTGGACATCTCGGAGCAAGCGTGATCGGAAAGGATTGTCTTCGTCAGTTATGGTACGATTTCCGTTGGTGTAGCGACCCGGGATTTGAAGCGCGTATTTTGAGGCTTTTCGAAACGGGTTACAAAGAAGAAGATCGAATTATTGAAAATCTCCGTTCGGTGGGAATTACTATATATTCGCGTGACCCTGATAGTGGCGAACAGCTCCATTTTAAGGAAGAAGAATTTGGTCATTTTGAAGGATCTCTTGATGGCATTGGGGTTAACTTTCCAGAAGCGCCAAAGACCTTCCATATATTAGAATGTAAAACCTCGTCAAAAAAACTGTATGATAAACTCGTGAAAGAAGGTGTCGAAAAGGCGAAGTATCAACATTACTGCCAGATGCAGATTTATATGAAGTGGGCGAAACTAGATCGTGCCTTCTACATTGTTTGTTGTAAAGACGATGACCGCCTTTATGGAGAGCGTGTATATTACAACAAGGAGGTGGCAGACCGACTTGTTGAAAAAGCGCGCAGGGTTATTTATAGTGAAATCCCATTAGAAAAACTCGGCGAATCTGAAAAAGATTTCCGATGTAAATTCTGCGACCACGCGGATTTATGTTGGAATAAAAAATTGCCACTCGTTAGTTGTAGAACGTGCGCCTTTTCCACCCCAGAAGCCGATGGCACATGGACATGTGGACGCGGGGAGAAAAGAGTTATTAGCGAGTTTGAACAGAAGGCGGGTTGTGAGAATCATATTTATATCCCCGCACTCGTTCCGTTACTATTGATAGGTTCCGATCCTGAAGCGGGAACGATAGAATATTCAGATGGTGTTGTGAACGGCCCGGGTTTTATTAAGAGTGTAGATTTGGAGAAGGAGATTTTGAAGTGTGGAAAAAATTAAAATTTAATATCTTCCATATTTTTTCAGCAGTGAGTCAAATACTTTGACACTTACATACATCGCAAGTGTATTTTCTCCCTTATATTT